ACCAATCTGATTATCTGCATCAGCACCTGTAAGTGCGCGTGAAGCAATGTTGTCTGTTGCTGTTTTAGCATGCGTTGCTAGACGGTCTACCATTCGCCCTGCACGTGCATTCTTGTCAAACCATGTGTAGAACTTTGATGAAGTAAACGCGATGCTTTCGCGTGCGTCTAATCCTGCTTCGCCACGTGCAATTCGTGCAGCGGCTTCGCCTGCTTCTTTAGTGATTGAAGGTATTTTGTCGGTTTGTACTGCACCAGTCTTGACAAGTTGGTCTGCAATTGCCTGTGATATTTTTCGTGTTCCTGGCAAACCTTTTACTGCTTCACCAGTCTTAGCGGCTTTGAGTGCTTGTCCTGCGTAAAGTGTTGGGTCGGCAAAGATGTTTACACCAGCGTCAAGGAAACCTGATAGTAGTGAGTATTCTTTTGAGCCAGGGGTGAACACCATGTCTGCTGCACCACGCCCAATAGTCCATGCGTTACCGTTGATAGTTCCACGGAACTCTCGTGCTTTTTGTGCTTGTGTTTTAGCGGCTTCGCCACCAAAGAAAAATCCTGAGCCTGCGTCTTTGCTCCCAGCCATCTGACCTAACTGTGTGGATGCGAACCATCCGTCGACACCTGCTGGGTCGTTACCTGAGAATGCTTGCGATGCAGCGTTTTGTACAAGGTCTGGTGTGAACTGCAATGCAGCAAATGTCCAACGCGATAATGCTTTTGCTTTGCCATATACTTCGCGTTGAAACCAGTTACCTGATTCTTGTTTCTTTTGCGGTGTATTGGTCATCACATATTGTTTGCCAGCAACGTTTGATATGGCATCAATTGCTTGTTGTGATGCGTTTTGTTTTGCTAAGTCAAGAATGACACGTGGAGAAATCCACGGTGACTGACGGTAAATTTGTGCGACGGCTTGCGCTTGTTGTGGTGTTACTGTTTTAGCAAATTTTGCTTGTGCCGCGATGTTGGCTTGTGCGTCTTTGTCGTTGTTTGATTCGTCGACTGGGTCGAATGCACCAAATAATCCCATTAGTATCCTTCACGTATGTATGAGTCCAGCATGTCTGCGAGTTCGTCGCTTGGGTATGTTGCGTAAAGTGCGCGTAGTTCATCAAGGATTGGGTCGCTGTTACGCGGTCCGATGTATCCACCTAGTTGCTGTGTGCGTCCTGGTCCAAATGGTGCGCCAGCAGTAACAGGTTCGTTAGGTCGTTCTGTTGGGCGCGATAGTGGACCCATTGAACCTGGTGCTACACGTGGTTGTTGTGGTGTAGCGGTTGGTGCTACATCTGTTGGTGGGGCTGCCATTGGTACTGCGCGTTGTGCTGCCATTTGTTTTCCTGCTTCACCATAGGTTTGTCCTGTGGCTGCTTTTGCTGGAAGTTTTGCTGAGTTACGAAGGTCTGAACGATTTGGATATTGCTTTGCCATTAGCCCAACCTACCTGCAAGTGAGAGTACTCCGCCAGGTGTTCCTGGTTGTGCTGCTGCTCCTGCTGGTGGTCCGCCGAGTTGTGAGAGGAGTCCTTCGATTCCTGCTGGTCCACCTGCTGTTGGTGCTTCTGCGCCCATTCCTGGCATTGCTAATCCTGGCATTGCTTCTGGTGCGCCTTGCTCTACTGGTGTTGCTTGACGTTGTTGTGCGCGTTCGTTGGTTCGGCGTACAGCCTCGTGTAGTGGCACGTTTTCTTCCACTGTAAGTTTCGTCAAGTATGCAAGGTCTTCTGGTTGGTATGGTCCGTTAGGGTCTGCGGCTTGTGCCTGAATCGAAGATAGCAATGCTGCTTCTACTGACTCTGCGGTGATGCGGTCTTTTTCCAACTCTGGGTCTGAGATGAGTGGGTCGGCTTCGCGTGCGGATTCTTTTGACATAAGTCCCGTTCCAAGGCGCTGTCCAAGTCCAACGATGAGTCCGTTGACGTCTGCACCTGATGATGGATAGTTTACATAGTGGAAATCTGTTTCCCAAATTTTGTTTGGAACATAGTCGATGCGTCCGCTTGATTGGCGTCCTGGCATGAAAAAAGATTTGGACATGTTTCCAAAATACGATTTCTCCAAAGCAATAGCAATTTTGTCTTCTTCAAGAAGTGATTGGGAGAAGATTGACTGTGCTTCTTGTACGCGGAAGTCTACGGTTGCTGACAACACGGATTCGCCACGGCGACCTGTACGAATGTTGGTTCCTGATTCGCCACCGAACTCTGCAGGGATTGCACCTTCAAGACGCTCTTGGCGTTCGAGGCGGTCTAGGGCAACATCGGTTTTGTATCCAGGGTTTGATTGCAACTGTTGAATGTCGCCACCTTTAACAACACCAAGTTGTCCTGTCTTACCATCGGCAATCTGCAAAATTTCTGGGTTTTCTCCTGGACGTGCAATGAGGTATTCGTCTGGGAAGATACCGCGTTCGATAGCAATTTCTGTGAGTGCTTGCAAACGAGCACGTGTGTAGTACATGCCCATAACACCGTCGAACTGTCCGCGTGGAAGGTCAAGGGTGATGCGTTGTGGGACGACTGCTAGTGGGATTCCTGCACGGTTAGGGATGCGTTCTAGTTCTACAACTTCTAAACCTGAGCGTTCCTCTGGTGAAAGTGTTTCGGTGTTCTCTGGTCCCATCACACAGCAAATGATTTCGTTCTCATCAACGTATTCAAGGATGACGTATTGGGTGTCAAAGCGAACTTTGCCCATGCGCAGGCGTCCGATGACTTGTTCGCCGTAGTTAGAGATAAGCCATGATGCTGGCTTCATGTAGGTGAAGATGCAGTCGTCTGGGACTAGGTTATCTGGGTCGTCCGATGGTGCAGCGTAGGTATCTAGAGGGTTTCGTACTGACCATTTTGGTGAAAGGTTCTTGAAGTCTGGGCGTAGCATGACTGGGCTTGACGAGTATGCGAGTAGGTGTCGTGCGCGGCGTCGCATTTTCAAATCCATTTTGTTTGTATCCCACATGGATAGGATTGCTTTGCGGCGGGTGCGTGATAGTTCTTTGCTTCGCTCGTTGCCTTCTTTTACTGGCGGGAAGTATGGCATTGGCATCGTGGATGCGACACGCATAGAGGTTTGGTCTAAGCCTTGTACGAGTAGGTTGGCTGTTGATGTGCGTGCGTTGCGGTCTAGTTCGTTCAACGGTACGATGACGTCGCCGTTGGCTAGGTCGCGGACGCGGCGCATTTGTGCGAGCACTGGTCCTTGTGTTTCTCGACGTGATTTGTAGAGACTTACAATTTCTTCGACGGTAATTGCCACTAATCAACCTTTGCGATGTTAAACCTGGTGGTTATAGCATACACAAGTGTTATATCCATGAGGGTCGCCACTGTCTTGGTGGACGTTTTATTGTGGTGAGGTTCGGTGCGTGTAGACATGCGAACCATAACGCCATTGCTAGGTCGGTTCCGTTCTTTTTGTCGCGGGTCCACTTGCAAAGTTCGTCTACGAGGGCAAGTGTTTTCCAGTTTCCGCGCATTGTTGGTAGTCGGAGTGCGCCTGAGCGTGCAAGTGTTGGGATGATTGCTTCGATTCCTAGGTTTTGGTCTAGTTTGTTGCGGGCTGTGGTGTGGGGGAGGATGTTGACACCCCATTTGGCTGTCCATTTGCGCACAAAGTCGTGTTGGAGTAGGAATCTTTGGGCTGCGTTGATTTCTACGATGATGTGGGAGATGGGGTAGCCAAGGTATTGGGCGCGTTCGCACCATTCTTGGAGGATTCCTGTGAATGAACCGTCGGTTGTGTTGTATCCGAGAAGGTTTTCTGCTGTGAGTTTGGTTCTTTGGATGTCTACGATGTGATACAGGTTGTGTTCTGGTTGGTAGAGCATCCAGATGAGTCCCCAGAATTGGGTTGGGGATGGGTCAATGCTGATGATGGAGATGACTGGGGCACGTAATCCTGGTGGGATGTGTTCTGGTAGACGTTCGTTGTCTATGCACCCTGAGTAGAGTACGCCGTCTTGTCCTAGTCCGCCTGTAATCCATGTTCTATCAACAAGATATGTTTCGTCTGCGAGGTCTTCTTGTTGGTAGATGACACGGAACCGTTCATTGTTTGAAGAACGGAGATACGAGAGGTCTTTCCACGAGAGCCTTTTGGGGTCAAGTAGCGGTCCATTAGGGTAAGCAGGCGCGTCAAGACGCCTGGATTTAGGACCAGTATCCAGGTCTTCGTAGTACGCCTTGTAAATAATATGCTTATATTTTTGTTTCTTGGTGGGTTCAGGCTTCTCAAGCACATTGGTAGTTGTGACATCTTCGCCATCATAATCGTCCTCGTCTAAGTCATACGTTACTTTATTAAGACAGTGGGCATAGAGGTCTCCTGAGCCGAGGCGCTGACCCACGACTACGAGTGTTCCGCCTGGGTCTACACGTGCTTCTGCCATTGAGTCCCAGCGTTCTAGGAGTTTGTCACGGGCTGTGGATTCTCTAGCGTTTTCGGTGGAGGCTACGTCGTCAAAGAGGCAGAGGTCTGCACGGTGTCCAATAAATTCTGCGTCGATACCATATGCACGTACGGTTGGTTCTTTGTTGTCTAGTCCGTTGCCGTCTAGTTGTTCTACGATGAATTCTTCAGCACGCCATAGCGCGCCTTTGTCTGCTGGTTTGAATCTTCCGTAGTCGATGGAGAGGCAGCCGAGTGCGTCTTGGGCTAAACCTTTCTTTGCTAGTTCTGTGTCTGCGAGCATAGGGTTGGGGCGTTCTAGGGTTTCGCGAATTCGGCGGGAGTACATTTTGGCTAGGTTTTGGTTGGCTGAACCGATAAGTACACGGATGGCACGGTTCTTTACGATTGCCCATACAGCAACATCGTGGAATAGGGTGGATTTTCCTGCACCTGGTGGGACGTTGAGGCAAATGAATTCTTTTTCTTCGCTGTCTAGGGACTTAACTATTTCTAGTGCGGCTTCTACTTGCCATGGTGCGGAGACTCGTCCTAGGTAGTGCTCTCTGAAGAATTGGAAGTCGTCTAATCCTCTGCGTGCTTCTGGGGTGAGACGGTCTAACGGTATGGCTGGGGGTAGGTCGCCTGCTTCGGCAAGGTCCATTGCGGCTTCCCATTGCACTCCGCCTTGACGACGGGTGTGTTTGGTGAGTTCGATTGCTGCAACATCGGCGTTTGCTTTGGCTACTTTAGATTTCTTTATCCAGTTGTAGCCTGTGTTGGGGTGTACACCTGCGATGCGGCATGCGTCTAACGTTGTGTGTCCTGAGTGGATTGCTTGCCAGAAACGTGCTTTGTCGTTTGCTGGTACTTTACGAATTCCCTGTGCCATCTGTGTTGTGCAGGTTAGCAGAAATAAAAGTTGCAAATGTTTGATGATGTTGCTACTATCTCGTTGGAAGAAAAAACGAAGCGGTAGTGACGGGACCGTAAAAACCAGCGACTAAGGCGTTGTACATTCAAGTCTCCAAATAGTTATCTAACACAACCTTGACAGTTGTGGGCTAGGAGGGGGAGAAGCGACATTACGGCGCAGTTTTTCTTGTCAAGGAGCGTGGGTTTGACTCCCACCTTTTTTCTTCTGCTATAGTGTTTTCTAATTTCACAAGTCGTCACTGTCGGGATGATAGCGATGCACGCATGGCTGTACCACGGTTGCATGTGGCGGGGCGTAAACAGGGGAACCTGGGTTGATACCTATTCTTTGAAATAGGTAAGCAGCGTGATGAACGTCATCTCATCAAACAAAGGTGTCGGCTGAAATTAGCCACGGCGACCTTCCGCGGGGGCGGGAACTGTGGGGGAGGCACTCTTATGCTGTTTCGACTGTGTTGCCAACGGCAGTGAAACCATCTAGCGCGCCCTAGCGGGCTTGCTCGCAAAGAAGGAGAAGCAATGTTGCTAACGTCTGACACCCTCGTTCAGTGCTTCTTTTTTTTCTGTTTTTTTCTTCCTGCAAATGGCGCCGTTGTATAACACTTGCTAACAGAAACAACAACCAAACCCACACAGCCACCCACATTATTTAGCACTAAACCTCGCACCAAATTTCGAGCCACAAATGTGCATGTATACAGAACGCATATATCGTTATAGGGTACGCGCGCGCCTCGGCAGACGCCCAGTCGCCAAACAAACGCCCGCCCACGCTACGCGGTCACGCGCCCACACACGCACATTCACGCACAATCGCACGAACGGCAACCCCTACCC